TAAACCAACCAAGTAATCGTACAAGTAGGGAGAGTTTCGGCTCTCCCTAAATACTTGTATGAAAGCCAAACTATCTCCCAACATGATATCATTCGTCACAGTTCGTCGTGGCGAATGGATTCTCAAAATATCTGTCTTTAAGAATAGACAGATAATGGTAGTTGCACAGCATTGTTATGAGTTGGAAAGACTGATAATTAAATTCTTCACTGACCAAAATCATGCTGCAGATTTTATTGAACAACTTGTTATAGAGGAATAGTATGAATAATATTAGAGTATTTAAATTGATCAGTGGTGAAGAACTTATCGCAGAGATTTTTAATCATTACGATCGTCACATTGAATTAAAGAAACCAGCATCAATTGTAATGCAAAGAACAGAACAGGGTGTTGGAGTTGGACTCGCACCATACATGCCTTATGCGACAGGAAACATTGATCTACACAGAACTGCCATCGCATCAGACGCTGAACCTGACACTCAACTAGTCAACGAATATAGCCGACTTTTTGGCTCTGGCATCCAAATAGCCTCAGCATCGGCTCTTAAGTAAGTAAGCACTAACTTACTAGAGACGAGAGACCCTGTAGAGACAGGGCTAGAATAACCCTACTTTCAGTAGGGTTTTTTGCATTTAGTTGTTGTCTTTAATTGCAACTTAGGGCATAATAGTTATATTATGATGAAGAAAGGTGAACAAATGAAATTTTCAAATATCGCTAAAGTTGGTCAAACGATCCGTGCTTATGACTTCAAACCTATGATTGGTCGTGAAGACTGTTTCGTTGAAGGTGTTGTTGAGCAAGTTCGTAATACTGAACAAGGTTATATGGCTTACAAAATTACTTGCACCAAAGATGTTTTTTCTGGTGACATTCAACCAAAAGGTAAACATTCTCGTGTTGGTAAAATTGTGTTCGTGCCACATGAAGTGTCATTCATGGAATACGATGCACGAATTTTGAATCTGTCTGTTTAATTGAAAAGGAAATTGATTATGAAAAAAGCTGAGAAACAAATGATTGTTGCAACGATTTATAATCGTAGTGTTAAAACCAAAGCTGAAGTTCGTGCTGAAGGTGAGAAAGCATTGAAAGCATTCTTACGCAAGGGTGGTGTGATTCAAGTTGACGAGAAAAAGCGTCGTGCACCTAAGTCCAAGATGTCTGCAAAATCATCTCGTGGTTTTGTGTCGGGCACTGGTGGGTTTGCAAATGGATACCCTCGTAAAAGTGTTGCAATTTAATAGTTGTCTTTAATTGCGAGTTAGTGTATAATAGTTATATTATGATGGAGAATGTGATGAAATCTTGGGAAGAATTAAGTCGTAAAGAGCAGTTGGCTGCAACTCACTATGACTTCTATAAAGATGTTCATGGTGTTCGTCCTCGCTGGATGAACTACGATGCAATGACTGAGCAAGAACTCGAGCAAGAGTTAGACTCACTCAGCAAACAAGCTGAAGTTGTATTCGCTGAAGAGAAGAAAGCAGAAGAAGAAGCCACTGCTAATTTTGAACAGCATGTTACCAATACCATCTGCATGGGTGCGAAAGATCGTGCAACTGCACTCCGTTGGATTATGGATGCGAGCAGTGCTGATGGTGACTGGGAATACCTCTGCTTTCTCAATGGGTTGCCTTATGGTTACTTTAAGGAAGTTGCATGATTCTTGCTAAAGAAATCACTGTCTGGTCTACAGACTTTCAACCAAATCATACATACCTCATGAATGATTCGATGGATAAAATCATTGGATACTTTAAGTGGAACAATCCAAAAGACTTCATGAAGTTTAAGAATCCTCTTAGGTTCGATACTCGTTATCGTAAATTTAAAATCCTCCAGCGTTATGAAGACAAATCAAATGCCAAACGATGGAAGATTAATGGCAGTAAAGACCATGTGTATTATGTCGAAGAAACAGATAATGGTATGACATGCACATGTATCGGTTTTAAATATCATGGTAAATGTAAACATATTGATGGAGTAGTGAATGAACATAAACAAATTTCTTGATAGTCTTTCTGCGAATACCTCACGCAATTTCAAAATCGAGCAATTAAACGCACAGAGCGATAACGAAACTTTGCGTGAGGTAGTTCGTCTGGCACTCGATCCATTCACTCAATTCTATCAGCGTAAAATCCCGCAGTACACTACTGACAAACATCAAACTTCTTTGGAGAATGCACTTGGAGCACTTTATGATTTATCTTCTCGCACTGTTACAGGTAATGCAGCAATCGAATATCTACGCATGTTGCTCTCATCTTTATCACCAGATGATGCTAAAGTTATCGAGCGAATCATTCAGAAAGATCTGAAATGTGGAGTCGATGTATCAACTGTCAATAAAGTTTGGAGCGGATTGATTCCTGAGTATCCATGCATGTTATGCTCACCATTCGAGCAGAAGTTGGTTGACAAGATTAAGTTCCCAGCCTATGCTCAAATGAAGATGGATGGTATGCGATTCAATGCGATTGTTCGTGATGGTAAGGTAGAATTCCGCAGTCGAAATGGTAAACAGATTCATCTGTTGGGTAATCTGGAACAAGAATTTGCTGCACTAGCAGGTAATGTTGATTGTGTATTTGATGGTGAGTTGTTGGTTATGCTTGAGGGCGATCATCAGTTTGCAGATCGTCAAACAGGTAATGGTATTCTTAATAAAGCAAACAAGGGTACAATCTCTGCAGAAGAAGCATCTATGGTGCACGCATCTGTTTGGGATTTAATTCCTTATGTGATGTTTGAAACAGGAAACTGTGCAACTCCATACTCAAAAAGATTTTCTACTCTTGAAGCAATTGTTAATAATCAGAAGTCCGAAGGTAAAAAGATATGGACTGTATCATCTACAATTGTAGAAACTCTGGAGCAAGCACAAGAAATCTTTCAAGAATATTTGTCTCTTGGTTACGAAGGTATCATCCTCAAAGATGGTTCTGGTGAATGGGAAGACAAACGAAGTAAGACTCAGATTAAATTCAAAGGTGAATTAGAATGCGATCTGAAGATTGTTGCAGTTGAAGAAGGTAAAGGTAAAGCAGTAGGTATGCTTGGTGCAATTATCTGCGAATCTGCAGATGGAATTGTAAAGGTAAATGTTGGATCTGGATTTACAGATGCCCACAGAAAGCAATATTGGAAAGAAAATTTAGTTGACAAAATAGTGGCAGTGAAGTATAATGCTAGAATCAAAAACAAACAAGGTGAAGAGAGTCTGTTCCTACCTGTCTTTATAGAAATCCGTGACGACAAAGATGTTGCAGACTCTTCAAAGATAATTAAATGATACTCGAAAGCAGATTAAAACCAAAAAGATTTTTTGATGTTAAATCAAAACAGGATATGAGTCTTGTAAAAAGATTCGTCAAAGACCAGACTTGGGGATCAGATGGTTGCCCATTCTATCTTGAATTTCCTTACACAACAATTCCAGATATGGTTAAAGATAAAGTCATACACCATACACTGGGAATAAAATTCAATAGATTCCATCATGTATTTGGAGAACAAAATGAAGGTAGCGATTAATAGATGTTTCGGTGGATTTGGTATCACAGATGCAGCATTCGAGAAGTTGCTGAATCGTAAGGGTATCGCTTTTGATAAAGTAGAGAAAGAGAACTCTGCTTTTCTTGGTGCTTCCTACTACAAAGCAGGACATGTTGGTGATGACGAACACTACCTAAGTCATTATGATTTTTATGAAGATCGCTCTGACCCAGATCTGATTGCTGTCATTGAAGAGATGGGTGATGAATCAAATGGTTGGGCAGCAGAAATTGGTATTGTAGAAATTCCTGATGATGTTAAATGGCACATTCATGAATATGATGGTATTGAGCATGTTGCTGAAGACCATCGCACTTGGAGTTGAAATATGAAACAAGAATTAGATGAAGCACTATGTGCAAAGTATCCTCTGATCTTTAAGGATCGTAATTCGGATATGCGTACCACAGCCATGTGTTGGGGTATTTGTACTGGCGATGGTTGGTATAATATCCTTGACACTTTATGTGGTTTGTTGACCAGCGATTATCGTCAAGCCAAAGAAAGATACGACTATCGTGCTCAGGTTGGTGTTGGTGGTATTCTTTACGGAACAAAAACAGTTTCTCAAGAAGATCTTGATGACGCAAAACAAAAGATGGAAGAAGAAGCACTGAGGGTTCCAGTTGCTGTTCAGGTGAAAGAGAAGTTCGGTGGACTTCGATTCTATGTTCAAGCAGCAACTGATAAACATTATAACTACATTACCTTTGCTGAGAGTATGAGTTATAAAACTTGTGAAGTCTGTGGCAGTCCTGGAGAAAGATATACCGATGGATGGCACACAACACTTTGTGATGTTCATGCAAAAGAACAGGGTCGTGAAAAATCTCAGGAGGAAGATGATGAGTAAATTTGTATTGGTTGAAACACTATCTCAATATCGTATGCGTTATGTTATTGAAGTGCCCGATGACCATAATGACAGAGAGTTTCCCTGCACTGACATTCAATGGGCAGAAGATACTGTCACAATGGAAGAGATGAAAGAGTTTTCACAGAAGTGGTTGGGTGAAACAATCATTGGATCTAGACAGGTTGACAAACCAGAAATTCTTTGCCTATGTGATGAGGATAATGATTATCTTAAATCATGGACTGATGAAGAAAAGATTGAACGACTCACTACACCAATTGGTTATAAGGCAGACTAGTAATGTTTATGTTTGATGTTGAGACGCTGGGAGTAGAATCAACTTGTGTGATTCTCTCTGCAGCTATGGTTCATTTCGATCCAGAAAAGCGACCAACATATCAAGACTTACTTGACAATGCATGTTTCGTAAAGTTTGATGTGAAGGAACAACTGCAACTTGGAAGAACATCATCTAAAGGCACACTTGACTGGTGGAAAGAACAACACGAATATGTTCGCAAGGTTTCTTTGGAACCATCTCGTGAAGACATGACTGTTGAAAATGGACTCAATGCATTCTATAACTACATGAGTAAGTTTGCAAATGCTGATAAACAAACAATGTGGGCACGAGGGTCACTTGATCAGATGGCAATAGATTCATTGGCAGTTAGAGTTGGCTTGCAAGAAATTACAGGGTATAATATGTGGAGAGATGTCAGAACTGCAGTTGATATTCTCTACGGCACTACAAATGGATATGTAGATATAGACCATCCTTTGTTTAAGCGACATGAAGTAATCAAACATCATCCTGTCCACGACTGTGCACTTGATGCTATGCAACTAATGTATGGAAAAATAACTTAATGGAATTTTACACAAGCGTCCATCCACTGGGCGATAAGATACTCGTTAGAGGGTACGATAAAGGAAGAGCATATCAGCGTAAGGTAGATTTCTACCCTACGCTTTTTGTCACTTCTAAG